ATACGGTACGCCGTGCGTCGGAGTTATTTTTGATGCGTGGGTACCAAGGCAATACCACGTTAGAACACGCTGCAGAATTAAGCGGTTTGTCGGTGGTAGAATCTTGGATTGTAGAAGACCCCAAAAAAGACAAGACGGCTATCTACGGAATGGAATTGCCAGAAGGTACGTGGATGGTTTCAATGAAAGTCAACAACGACGACATCTGGAATAACTACGTTAAGACCGGACGGGTTAAGGGCTTTTCTATTGAGGGCTATTTTGTTGACAAGATGCAAATGGAATCCCACCTTGAAAGAATCGAGGAGGAGGAAGCAGAGTTTATGCTTTCTAACATTATTGCCAAGATTAAAAAGGATGGCCGCTTAAAGAGCAAGAAGCGAATCGAAATGGAATCGTACACCGACTACCCGGAAGCGGTGCGCAACAATGCTAAGAAAGGAATCGAGCTAAACGAGAAGGGCGGCAACAAATGCGCCACGGCAGTCGGTAAGATTCGAGCGCAACAGCTCGCAGACGGACGGCCTATCAGCATAGAGACCATTACCCGTATGTACTCGTATCTATCCCGTGCCGAGGCGTACTACGACGAAAACGATATGCAAGCGTGCGGTACTATTTCCTTTCTGCTATGGGGCGGTCTTGCCGCAAAGCGTTGGGCAGAATCTAAATTAAAAGAATTAGGTAAATTATGAAACAGACCCCAAGCCGTTCCTCACCCAAAGGAGACAAGCGTGGCTGCTTGTGCAAGGATAACACCTATTCCAAGAAGTGCTGCGACGGAAGTTTGCAGGCCCAAGGCGTAGGCGTTACCGTGAAGGTGCCAGTATAAAAATGTAACAAAATCAATTAAAGAGTAATTTGAATTATGAAAGCAACAGAAATTTTCCAGAAATTCTTTGCCGAACTGTCCGCAGTTGAGACCCCCGGTGTTGAGTTGGCGCAAGCCAAACTCGATAACGGCACCGTCTTGGAAGCTGAATCGTTTGAGGCAGGCCAACCCATTTTCATCGTATCAGAGGAAGACCGTATCGCAGTCCCAGTCGGTGAGTATAAAATGGAAGATGGCCGCATCTTGGTTGTAGTTGAAGAAGGTGTTATCGGTGAAATCAAAGAAGCAGCAGCCGAAGAAGAAGAAGCTCCAGAAGTTGAGGTCGAAGTTGAAGCAGCTGCCGAACCTACTATGGAGGACAAAATCAAGGAGGTAGTAATGCCTATCCTTGAGGAGATGCGTGCAGAAATGTCCGCAATAAAGGAGGAAATGGGAGCGTACAAAAAGAAGCAGGAAATGTCAAGCGATATGCCTGCTGCTATGCCCATCCGCCACAACCCAGAAGCAGCCCCCGCTCCTGCACGAGTGAACCTCGCACAGAACGCACCGGAATCTTCTATCGACCGAGTTCTCGCACGTCTTAACAAATAAAATCAATAACAAATGCCCACGACTACTTCAATTACCACAACGTATGCTGGCGAGTTTGCCGGTAAATACGTTGCCGCAGCTCTTTTGAGCGCACCTACCTTGGACAAAGGTCTCATTGAGATTATGCCCAACGTTTACTACAAATCCGTTATCCAAAAGGTTGGCACGGACGATATCTTGAAGGACGCTACTTGCGACTTCGACCCTACGTCTACCGTTACCTTGACCGAGCGTGTTTTGACCTTGGAAGAGTTCCAAGTTAACTTGCAAATGTGCAAGAAAGATTTTGAACAAACCTGGCAGGCCGTAGAGATGGGCTATTCTTCTTTCAAGAATGTACCCGCTTCTTTTACTGACTTTATCGTTGCTTACGCTGCTGAGAAAGTTGCCGCTCGTATCGAGCAAAACATTTGGGCAGGCGTTAACGCTTCTGCTGGCCAGTTCGCTGGTTTCCAAACTTTGTTTGCCGCTGACGGTGACGTTATCGACGTAACTGCTACCACCGTAACTTCTGCTAACGTAATCGCAGAATTGGGTAAGGTTGTAGACGCTATCCCTTCTACTTTGTACGGCAAGCAGGACTTGACTATCTACGTTCCTCAGAACGTCGCTAAGGCCTATGTACGTGCGTTGGGTGGCTTCGCTGCCGCTGGAGTAGGTGCTAACGGTGTTGACAACAAAGGTACTATGTGGTACGGTTCTCAGGACTTGTACTTTGATGGTATCAAGGTTGCTCTTGCCGAAGGTTTGTCTTCTAACAAAATGGTAGCTGCACAGAAGTCTAACTTGTTCTTTGGAACTGGCTTGTTGAGCGACAAGAACGAGGTTCGCCTGATTGATATGGCGGATATCGACGGAAGCCAAAACTTCCGCTTGATTATGCGTATGTCCGCTGGTATCCAGTACGGAATCGGTAGCGACATCGTTTACTACGGAGCTTAATCTTTCTTAAAAATCCTGATAGGGGTGGTGGTGTAATGACGCCCCACCCCTTTCTTTTTTAACTTACTAAATACAAATAAAAATGGCTTGTGCATTATCCCTTGGCCGCATTGAACCCTGCAAAGACGTTGTAGGTGGTTTGAATGCAGTTTACTTTTTGAACTACGCAAACTTGACGGTTACTTACGATGCAACCAACACGGATGCTATTGACGTTCTGGGAAGCGGATTGACCGCTTACAAATACGACTTGAAAGGAACCTCCTCTTTTGAGCAGGCCGTAACCTCAAGCCGTGATAACGGAACCACGTTTTTCGACCAAACCTTGAACTTGACCTTGCACAAATTGAGCAAGCAATCTAACAAGGAAATCAAATTGATGGCCTATGGACGTCCAATTGTAATCGTTGAAGACCGCAACAATAATTTCTTTGTTGCTGGTTTGGAACACGGTTGCGAAGTAACTGGAGGAACGATTGTAACGGGTGCTGCTATGGGCGATATGAGTGGTTACACTTTGACGCTTAACGGACAAGAGCAGGTTCCTGCTAACTTCTTGGACGGCACTTTGGCTGCTGCTGGAATTTCTACTATTGTTGTAGGTACAGATTTTTAATATACCTTTGACAAATGGAAACAAAACAAACTATTTACAATATCCTTGCGGCAAAGGCAGTAAAGGTTGAACTTGGCTTAGTTGAGGACTTGGCGAAGGGAGTCAAATTCATTCAAGACGGCCAGAAACTTGAAACAATGTCAGCAAAAGCGATTGACAAATTTAGAGCTGCATCTGGCGAGGCAGCCAAAGTTCGTGAAAAGCTTGAGTTTGAATTGGCCAATCTTAAGTCTTATCAAAAATTTATTGACTCCGCAGTTGCAAAGGTTGATACAATGGCAAAAGACTTAGGCGTTGACCCGAATACAATACCAAACTACAAGGATGTTGTGTCAAATAATTATTTACGTGTTAACGTTGAGAACGTAACCGAAGCATTGCGTATGTTGCCAAAAGGTAAGGCGTAAATTTATTAAGTTAATTCTTGAATTTCAGAAAGGCCACCTTCGGGTGGCTTTTTTGTTTGTAAGAAAAACAAAACGTCCGACTTGAGTTAATTAGAGGATGAACATTTTAACTACAAGCGCAACAGCGCAGAATTTACAAATCATTCCTCGCTCGTTTCCTGCTTCTGTATCGGCACGGTTAACGAATGAATCTACCAATACCACCCAGACGCAAACAATCGCACCTACAAGCGCAAACGGGTATATGACCTTGAATGCTGCTTGGACTTTGAAAGCGGCAAACTTTTACCTATTAGAGGTGTTTAGTGGCGTAAATTTGATATACAGAGGCCGGGTATTCTGCACCGACCAAACCAATTTCGAGAAGTTCACCGTGAATGCCGGGGTGTACGACCAAGAAACCGCAGGAGATAATACGTTCGTAATTATATGAGCAACATAAGATTTATGGCCTTAAATTCCTACGTTAAGCCGCAGGTAAAGGAGGTTAGTGGAAAACAATGGATTGAGTACGGAGACGATAACAATTATTTCCAATACTTAATCGACCGCTACAACGGAAGCCCTACCAATAACGCAATCATTAACGGCGTTATCGATATGATTTTCGGCAAGGGACTGGCTGCAACAGACGCATCCCAGAAGCCCGACGAGTACGCAATGATGATGAGCTTGTTTACCAAGAATTGCGTTAAGAAAGTTGTTAGCGATTTCAAGATGATGGGCAACGCTGCCTTTCAAGTTATCTACAACCAAGACCATTCAAAGGTTGTAAAGATTGAGCATATCCCCGTTGAGACCCTGCGTGCTGAAAAATGCAACGAGGAAGGTTTTATCCCTGCTTATTACTACGCAAAGAACTGGGATAGGGTCGCACAACGTAAAGAGGTTCCGGTACGCATTGATGCTTACGGAATGTCTAAGAGCGGTATCGAAATTCTTTATATCAAGCCCTACAAAGCAGGATACTATTATTACGCCCCAACGGACTACCAAGGTTCGCTACCATACGCAGAGCTGGAGGAAGAAGTAGCCAATTACCATATCAGCAACATTAAGAACGGACTGGCTCCGTCTATGCTGATTAACTTTAATAACGGAACCCCTACCGAGGACGAGCAAACCTTAATTGAGGCACGTATTGCGGATAAGTTTTCCGGTAGCTCTAACGCTGGCCGTTTTATCTTGGCTTTCAACGATAACAAGGAACTCGCAGCAACAATCGAACCCGTACAATTATCGGACGCAAGCGAGCAGTACCAATTCCTTTCCTCGGAGTGTACGCAGAAGATTATGGTTGGCCACCGGGTAACGTCCCCAATGCTTTTAGGCATTAAGGATAGCAGCGGACTGGGTAATAACGCCGACGAGTTAAAGACGGCTTCTATCTTGTTCGATAACGTGGTTATTAGACCATTACAGGAGATTATTCTCGATGCAATAGACCAAGTACTATCTTTTAACGGGGCGGCCTTAAACATCTATTTTAAGACGTTACAGCCGTTGGAGTTTAAGGAGGAAATTGTTGCACCTTCCGAGGTAGTGGAAGAATCTACCGGGGTGGAGGATAGCGGTATTGCAATGTCTGCCGACGTTAGCGACGAAGTTCTAAATGAAATATTTGAAACGCTAAACGGTTTCGGCGAAGACGAGGACTTGGATAACTGGGAATTGGTAGACGAGCGTGCCGTTGACTATGAGCAAGAGGAGTATTTAGATTCTATTCTGCAATTTGCAAAGACCGGGGAGGCATTCCCAAACGCTAAGTCGGAGCAAGACGGGGAGACCAAAGACGGACGAAAGTATAAAATTCGTTACTCCTACGCTCCCGGAAGCACTAAGGCCAACAGCCGCCAATTCTGTAAGCTGATGGTAAACGCAAAGAAGGTCTACCGCAAGGAGGATATTCTACGTATGCGTGAGCAGGAGGTTAACGCTGGCTTCGGGCCACGAGGCGCAGCAACATACGATATCTGGTTGTACAAAGGAGGCGCACGGTGCCATCACTTCTGGATGCGTAAGACCTACCTGGCAAAGGTGGAAGGCGTAACTCCAGACGCTAAAAACCCGAATGCCGACGTATCGGTAAACCAAGCACGCAAGGCAGGCGTAAAGCCAGAGACGAACAACGAAAAGGTTGCAAAGCGTCCCGTGGATATGCCCAATGAAGGATTCTTAAAACCTCGTAAATAATGGCCACGGCTCTCTTTATCAAGCGTGAGGATATTGTACGCAATACGGTTATTTCCGGCAATGTTGATACGGATAAGTTTATCCAGTTTATCAAAATTGCCCAAGAAATTCACGTCCAGAATTACACGGGTACAAAGTTATACGATAAGATTTCCTCGGATATTATCGCTAACACGCTTGCGGGTAATTACCTATCCCTTGTAACTGACTATATCCAGCCAATGCTTATTCACTTTGCAATGGTGGAATACTTGCCGTTTGCCGCTTACACGGTTGCTAACGGAGGTGTGTACAAGCATACGAGTGAGAACGCCACAAACGTAGATAAAATCGAAATTGATTATTTAGTAGAAAAGGAACGCACGATAGCAAAATACTATACCGAGCGTTTTATCGACTATATGTCTTTTAACCAATCTTTATTCCCGGAGTACAATGCCAACGTCAACGAAGACATCTACCCAGACCGAGATTCCCGCCCGGCCTCGTGGGTTTTATAAAGTAAAAACCGAGAATCTAATTAAATTAAAAAAGTACCTGGAAAATGGCAAATAGCATCGGTTGGGGTAATATCTACTGCTCTACAAATTGGGGAGACGAGGATTACAATACACGGGCAATAGGTGATGTACCTACTTGCTTCAATAATGCTTACACGTATGCGGATGCGTATGTTGCTCGTGTAGCCGCCGATAGCGGAACCACCGAAGGGTACGAGTGTTTGGTTAACAAAATTGACGCCTTAAATTTTAACTAATGAGTTATTACGATGACGCTTCGCTGGTAGTTATACCAAGCGGATACAAGACAAGCAAGGTATATGCCGAGAAGCCAACCGACGGCAGTGGGGATTTAGCGTTTACCCGTACAGGGGATACGGCTACCCGTGTAAATTCTGCGGGGCTTATTGAGAAGGTTCGGACTAATTTAATCTTGCAGAGCAATACGTTTAGCACTACTTGGATTAACGCCGACTCAAATGAGACAAGTGGACAAGCGGGGTACGATGGAACAAACAATGCGTGGCGATTAACAACAACACTTTCTGGAGGATATATATATCAAAGTGTTGCCATAAACGGACTTACCACTTTTTCAATTTACGCAAAGGCGGGAACTCAAAACGGGATTATTCTTTATTCCGCACACGTGGCGCAGGGTATCAATTTTAATTTATCAACGGGAGTAGTAGGGGCTGCGTTTGTTGCTGCACCTTCAGGTTCACGAATTCAATCAATAGGTAACGGCTGGTATCGTTGTAGCATTACAGTTTCTTCTTCGTCTACAAATGTTTTTCGGATTTATGTATCGGATGGTTCAAATCCTTCGCTTGGAAACGTTTTAATTCAAAACTCACAAGTTGAAGCGGGAGATGTAGCAACAGCATACATACCCACCACCACCGCAGCGGTAAGTGTTGGCCCAGTTGCTAACGTACCCCGCCTGGACTATTTAGGTAGTTCTTGTCCTCGCCTGTTGCTGGAACCGCAGCGGACGAACCTTGCTATATTTTCAGAACAATTTGATAATTCAAACTGGACAAAAACAAACACAACGGTAACCGCAAATACAACTGTATCGCCCGATGGTTATACAAACGCTGATACTATTGCGTTTACCGCAACCGCTGGGGCTGTTTGTCAGCGACCAGTTGGTGGTACTTATGAAAGCCAAACGCATACCGTTAGTGTTTACGCACGAGTGGCAAGTGGTACCGCTACATTTAGATTAAAATGCACACACGGAGGCGTACTTGATTATATTTCCAGCGACTTTACGGCAACTACCACTTGGCAAAGATTTACGTTTAGTGCTACATTTGGAGCAACTATTGGCACCTCACTCGTTTACGGAGTGCAGAACGGAAGCAACGGTACAGCTAAAAGCGTTATTTTTTACGGATTTCAATTAGAGGCAAACGCATCCTACGCCACCTCTTACATTCCAACGCTTGCAGCATCCGCAACCCGTGGGGGCGAATTTGCTTCAAGCCCTTTAAACACCACCAGCGCAAACTGGACGCTTTTTGTTGACACGGACTTCGTGCCATACCAAGAAATTTTGAATTTATACTTCGGAACCAGCACGGGGCGTTTCGTTTCTTTTTACCAGAGTTTTAATTACTTTAGGATTGTTGTATCCGCTGGGGCTGGTGTTGTTGCTGGACGTGTAATGAGCGACACCGCAGGACGTAAAAAAGTAGTTTTGCAAAATGACGGAACCGACTGCATAGTTTTTGTAAACGGAGTAAAATTGGGAGCCATTAACACTTCAGGTGCTTCACCTTTAACTGGCACTGGAGCCGCAAGCTTTACTTTTTACGGTGGTGGCGGAACCGTTGCGAGCATTGGCAAGGTTCGCCAATTTTTACAATTCCATTCAAAATTAACCGATGCCCAGTGCATTGAACTCACTACGCTATGATATTCCGTAAATACCAATTTGCTGACTGGGCAACAGCCAAGCAAGCAATACAAGTAGAAGTAACAACACCCGAAGGCACAGAGCTTATCTGGAATCAAGAACTCGTTTCCTGCGTGGTTGAAATCGGCCACCTATGTACGCAATGGGGAACCGATGGCGTATGCGAGGTAACCGACCCTTTGTATGCCGTAGATATTGTATGGCAGGATACGGCTCTTGCCGCTTACGATGCTTCTATTGTATGGCCTAACCCCGTAGGAGTAAACTCTTTTGGTTACACCTTGGATACCGAATACGCCCAAGCGTTTTGCGTAGCCAACCCCGAATACTGCCAACCACCATTCGAGATATGAAACACGATAGTACAAGCGCAGTAGCGACCTCTTGGAGTTTAGCGGTAGGTGGATTAACAATAGCCGAGGTACACCAGATAGCGGGAATGGTAGTAATGCTGACCTCCTTCGTTTATACCTTGTGGCGTTGGAATAGGGATATTAAGAATGATAAATAGAATCTTCCGTAATCCAAAAACAACCGTTATCGGCCTTATCTTAATTTCATTCGGGGGTATCCTCGTTTGGTTTGAGAAAGCGTCGCTGACGGAGTTTAGTGCGTTTATTATGGGTGGGTTTGCATTAATGATGAGCAAAGATGGCGAAGCAGCAAGAAACGAAGTTCAAAAAGAAGTCAAAGCCAAAACTGGGAAGGCACAAAAAAAGCCCGAACAAAGGGGAGACAAGTAAGAAGTACCGAGGACAAGGACGGGTATAAAGTTCCGTATAAGGGATAATTGTATATCAAAAAGTGCGATATAAGACACGTTAACTCGGAAATCATTAGAGTTGCTGCATAAAATTTATCAAAATGAAGTTATCTGAAAACTTTACGCTTGTCGAACTTACGCATACGGATACCGGGATTGCTAACAATCCAAGCCAGGGCGAAATCAATAACTTAAAGCTGTTGGTACAAAAAGTATTACAGCCGGTTCGGGATAAGTTCGGTGTAGTAAACGTAACGAGTGGGTTTCGTTCACTATTAGTAAACTCTGCCGTGGGTGGTAGTGCAACAAGCGACCACGTACACGGAAGGGCGGCAGATATTCAATGCGAGGATATGTCGGCTGTATTTAATTACATACGCAAGCAGCTGCATTTTAAGCAACTCATTTGGGAGTTTGGTACCGATGCACAACCAAAGTGGATTCACGTTGCCTACGACGTTAATAACAACAAAGGAGAAGTCCTAAAAGCAATTAAGAAAGGTGGAAAAACTAAATATGTCCAATTTTAACGACTGGCTAAATGAACTCGAAGAACTACCCACACCCCCTACTTGCTCTATTGATAATCCTGATTGCGAGTCTTGCTCTGGGTAGTTGCTCGGCGGAATACCACTTACGCAAAGCCGTAAAGAAAGGTGCTGACGTATGGCAAACGAGGTGGGATACCACAATCGTAACCAAGGAACGTAACTTATGGGATACGCTCACGCTTAACAATGTTGATACAGTAGTTGTCCAAAAGGACAACATTCGGATTAAGATTGTTAGAAACTTTGATACCATCCGGTTGCAAGCGACGTGCTTGCCTGATACGGTGCAAGTAACAAAGTATATTAACACCAAAATCACGACCAGAGCAAAAGGTGATTGGGAGAAATACCTAATGTTGTTTGCTGTTGGTATGCTGCTCGTAGTCCTAATAAGGCAATAGAGGTACTTTAGGTGCGTTCTAACGCATTATCTATCTGAATTGGATAGATTGTATACCTTGACTAATAAAATGCGTCTAAACGCAGATTTTATTTTATTTTTAATTTTACTTAGTTAACTTACTAGTTAGTTAGATTTATAATTAATCAAGTTAACTAGTTAGTTATTTAAGTTATATAGTTAGTTAACTTAACTAAGTAGTAAAAAATAAGCATTGGGCGCATACGCCCGACAAGTGTTAATAACTTTTTAGTTATTTACATTGGTTAGACCTATCGTTTTCTTTTTTAGGTTTGCAATATGGCAACAGAACGAAACGACCGACGCAAGAAACATCTTGCAATGGAATTAAAACAAATTCCCAATGACTATACCAACTCCTTCCTTAACCACTTCGGATTCTGCGACTACCCCAGAAGCGAAAACGAATCCTCAGCACTGCTCAAATACAACACCTGGGAGCAAGGAAGGAAAAACTTTAATAAATGAGCATCAAGGATTCCACCAAGTGTTCTTGTACTGGGACGCCTAATTACTACATTGGTAAGTTTAAGGGCATTGAAGCGTTTGACGTGGTACAGGACTTTGCCCACAACAATTACAATTTGGGTGTAGCAATCGCCTACCTGCTCCGTGCCGGAAAGAAAGACGGCAACCCAGCGGAGCAAGATATTAATAAAGCAATTATCCACTTACAACGTGAACTCCAACAACTTAAAGACTATGCCGTATTACAACAACCCAGAAGTCAAGAGGCAGATAGATTCGATTCTATTGGAGGTTGCGATTCTTTTCGCTAATTGTGATGCCAAAGGCCGTGCCTACGCCAAAGCCCAGGAGCAAACCCTCCTTAAAGAGGTCCATAAACTCGACCCCGCCTTTGCCGCCCGTTGCGGATATAGAGATTAAGGTTGTACTGTCCAAGGTTCCCTCCCTTAATCAATTCTACGCTTCTAAGCATTGGATAGTACGCAAGAAGGCCAAGGATAAATTTACCGAGGAGGTTCTTGCTCAATTAGCAACATACGATAAAACAAGATTCCAAACCATTACGGCTACGCTACGCCATAACTACGGGTACGATAACGATAACTGTATTATGGCTATTAAGTTTGCATTGGACGCATTACGCAAGTGGGGCGGCATACAGGACGATAATACTAACTTTGTAACTAAGGTTACTATTAGCCGAGATTACGAAATAGAAAAAAACACCGGGCAAGTAATTTTTTTTGGCAAGGGTGTTGTATGTTAATTTTTTTGCGTATGTTTGCCTTGTGTAACACCTAAAACTAACCCAATGGAACACACAACACGGACAAACTGGTCGCAAGAATCCGCTCAACAGATGGTTGAGTTTTTACAGCATCGAGTCGAGGCGATGGCATCTAAGATGGAGTTCCTCGAAGCAGAAAACGAAGTATTAAAAAGAACCCTTTTAAACGAATTACACAATGCCTAAAATTACAAGCATCACCCCCAACGGCCAATGGCAAGAGTTCTATAAATTAGAGCTGCGTTTTGATAACGGAGACTTTGGAACCGCATTTGCTAAGAGCGAGACCCCTTCCTACAAAGTAGGAGATGAGGTTGAGTACACTAAGAATGAGAAAGGAACCGTTAAGATTCAACGTGGAGACCGCCCAGCTTGGACACCTTCAGCACCCAAGGCCAACGATGACCGTTCAATTTCTATTATTCGCCAAGTTGCGTTAAAGTCAGCCGTTGAAATGTCAGCGGCTTATGTATCGCAAGGTTCTACAATCCCAGTAGAGAAAATTTTTGAGTTGGCAGAGAAGTTTAACGCTTGGATGTCCGGCACGCACGGAGCCACGCACCAAGAACACTTTGCTGCTCGTGTAGAAGAAACCAGTCCATTTTAGGTGTTTCATTAAGCGACTGGTTCTGCCCCTCTCCGGAGGGGCTTTTTTTTGCCTAAAGTTTTTTGTATTGATTTTTTGTTTACGTTTGTCAAATGAAACACCCTGACTTAATTTCTAACGATAAAGTACTGCCGTTCCTTGAAAGAGCAAGAGGCGGTAAATACTATGACACGGGCAAGCTCGGCCACCCAACAATAGACGAGTTCCTACGATTTAAGGACGGTGAGTTTGTAGTTGTAACTGGCCACGCCAACGTGGGTAAAACGCATACGCTTATTTATTTAATGCTTATGCAAACAATGAATTTTGAGAAAAAGTGGTTGGTATATTCCTCCGAGAACGAGGTACACTCGTTGAAGCGTAAACTTATTGAGTTCCTTTCCTGCGAGCCAATACAAAACGTAACGGAGGCAAAGATGTACCGCCACCTTGATTACATTGACGAGCATTTTCGTTTCATTGATAGCAACAATCTATACAACGCATTCGACCTCCTTCGCATTATGGAGGAAATACACGAGGAATGGCAGTACACCGGATGCCTAATTGACCCTTACAATTCGCTTGTAACAGACCAAAGAAAACTTGGCAAATCCGGGATGCACGAATACCATTACGAGGTAGCTTCTGCCGTAAGAATCTTCGCCCACAAGAACTCAATTACAACAATCGTAAATACCCACCCGGTTACGGAGGCAATGCGTAGAACGCACCCAAACGGCCACCCTTACGCCGGATTGCCTACGCCGCCAATGACTTCCGATATTGAAGGAGGAGGCAAGTGGGGCAACCGTGCCGATTCGGTAGTAATTATTCACCGTTACGCCCAGCACTTAACGGACTGGGTGTTTACTGAAATACACTGCCGAAAAACAAAGGAAATGGAAACTGGGGGCAGACCTACCCCTTTATCCGACCCTATCCGGATTCGCTCTATGAAGGGCAATGTCGGGTTTACCCATAATAACCTTAACTTGCTGGACGTTCAAGCACCTATTCAAACAATAATTTATAGCGATGACCCATTTTAGTCAAGATTCCTGGGAGATTTATGTACGGGATAGAATCTTACGGATTAGCGACGTAACCCGTTGGTTAAATGAAATGGCCTTGGCCAACCCGAAAGAGCCGCAAATTGTAGATAATATGCTATCCGTGTGGCGTGCTACGCAAATGCTTGACGAAATGGTAGATATGAAACGCCACCTTGACAAGCGGATTGGAGAAGCCCGGCTGGAGAACGCCCGATTGCTTATTCAGAACCGGGAAAGGTTAATTGAAATTGATGCCCTAAAAAAAGAGCTGGAACAAATTAAAGAAAACTTAGAGCTATGACTATCCCCATTCCTTTTGCAGTAAATGAAGTGTTTGCTATTAACGCCAAAAAGTTTTTAGTATTGGACTATTGGAGACCCGTAAGCTGGAACCAATGGGATGCGTGGTATTTAATCGAGGACGAGCGAGGAAAGGCGTATGAGGTTCCCTACTTTCATATCCTTATCCAAAAAGAAAGAGGGAACGCTCAATATATCGGCACCCGATGACCTACAATAAATTTTGCCAAAATATCGGTTATACCGATAACGGCGCAAGGGACTGGAGTAATGTAAAAGTCCGAGCAGCATACGTCCAAGCATTCCGACCCTTCTTTACATTAAACGAACTGGGCAGGCAAATGGGCAAGACGCACGCAACGATTATCCATTACGAAAAGATTGTTTTCCCAAAAGACCCGCTGTACGCCTCCTCGCTAAAAATAGCAAACGAAATGCGAGGCACGCTACCGGAGCCAGTGCAAGAAAAGAAGAAAAGAATAGTTACAAGTGTTCTTAATTATGATTATTTACTTGAGCAGAATGGCAAGTTAGTTAACCAAGTGAAAGAGCTTGAATCTAAGTTGGCAACGCTTAAAGAATTTATTAATGGGATTTAGCGTTAACTTTTATCCGTTGTACGGGTTTCTTTTAGGAGCTAACTGGAGCAAGACGGAATACGAGGATTGCGACGTACATACGTTGGAGTTTTGCCTTGGTGTTATCTTGGTCGAATTATTATGGGAATCCTACCCCGATTAGCAAAGCGGCACGACGATTGGCTGCGTATGGCGAGGTCGTTCGGTCTTGACCGGGACGATGCTCACGACCTTGTGCAAGATATGTACCTACGGTTGCACCAGTACGTTGACAACCCAGAGAAGCTCGAATACGGAGACGACGATGTTAACACGTTTTTCGTTTATATTACCCTGCGGAATATGTACCTACGGGAAATGACTAACCGAGCAAGAATCAAATTCGTATCAATAGAAGAGTTCGACGATAAGGAGGAAATTTACAATATCGAGTCCGACCAGGCATTAACCGTACTTCTGGAAGCTGTTAAAGGCGAGGTATCTAAATGGGATTGGTACGATAATAAACTGTTTACTATTTACCACGATGGGGACGTATCACTGCGTAAACTATCGGAGGCAACAAAGATTTCACTTCGTTCAATTTACAATACTTTGAAAAATGGCAGAGACCGAATTAAAACCAGCTGCGACAACGAGTACCAAACGTGGGCGGAAGCCAAAGGGATTAGGGGATAGAATTGAGCAGATAACCGAAGCCACCGGAATCAAGGCGGTAGTCGATTGGTTTGCCGAGGCAACCGGAGTTGACTGCGGCTGCGAAGCCCGCAAGGAAAAATTAAACCGATTATTTCCAAGCAAGAATCCTAAATGCCTGGAGGAGCCGGAATACAAATGGCTTAATGAATTTTACAAGGAATACAAAAACACCTTGTCCGGTGACCAGAGTAAAGAAATAGCAACAATCCACGCACGGGTATTCAATCACGCCTACCACGTTCCTTGCGGGTGCAACCCGAAACTCTGGAAGCAATGGGTGGAGGAGTTACGCTCGGTATATAACGCCTATGAACCAGTCGGGTAAGTACGGTGAGTCCCTCTGGAAGTCGTTCCTTGAAAATCGAGGATACGATGTTGAAGATGCGCCGCTTCGCAAGTTTTACGATTGGGACTTGAAAGCCACAAGGAAAGAAGCCGACCCGCATACGAATTTCCAACCTACCTACACCTTTGAGGTTAAGTACGACGAAAAGGCGTATTATTGGGCGAACAAGAGGGGAACCCCGGACAACCCTAACCTTTACATAGAATACCGCAACAGTGCAAAAAAGGAGGATTCTGGTATTATGTCCAGCCGTTCAGACTTCTACGTTTATATTATCAAGGACGTTGAGAATGTTGCGTATATATTCCGAACTGCAAAGCTACTTGAACACCTGCTGAATGCCAACTACAAATCCGTAGGCAATAGCGCAACGGGAGACGATAACGCAGAGGGATGGATACCTCCGCTATCAATGCTGATAAGGACAAAATCCTTTATCAAGAAAATAACCTTGTAAGAAAGTAGAGCTTCGGCTCTATTTTTTTTTGTCCTAATGTTTGGTGTATTGTTTTTTTGTATATGTTTGTTGAAACAAAACACCTAAAATAAAATGACAAATCAAGACAAAACAATCGTTGCGTGGGGAGTTTACTATGTTCCATCACGAGAAGGTAAAATTTTTGCAGGATTAAAATCCGAATTGCAGCAGGCATTCGTATCTCAAGAGAATGCCGCAAACTACTGCAACCACCTTTCTATGTGCGGTAGCATTGATGACCTGCACATTGGGTATAGAGTTTACTCAATGCAATGGATTCCGAAAGGATACAAGGTTAACTGACGAGGCTTAAGTAGCCGAAACCCCTACGGGGGTCTTAACCAAAACACCTAAAACAATGAAACAGAAACTCCAAGACCTCATTATTAACATAACCGTTCCGCTTGCGTGGATGGCTATTGTTACGGCATTTTTCTTTTGTGCAATTCTGCTTCCGCAGATTTTTATCTATGCGGTATGCAAGTAACATACATTGACCTTGTAGAATCTGCGGCAGACCAGGGAGTAGGCCCAGAGGATAACTTTGATACGATAATCGCTTTTTACGAAGCGTTTGCCGCTTGGGCAGGATTCAAGAACGTAGAAGAATTTTACGACTGGCGGTTAGAACTGGACGGCGCATACGAGCAAGGCCCCGACGGGCTTGCGTTCTACGGCGGCTTTATTCAAGAGCCAAGAGAAATACAATTCCCAGAAGGTTTTAGTCTTGCGCCTTTGTACCTGCGTGCGGAATCCCAATGCGAATACCTTGCGTGGTAAATTTTAACTATCTAAACTTTTAATTATGACAACAGTAGAATATATGTACTTGCTTGTAAAGCAGTACGGGAGCGACATTCCACAAGAGGAAATGGACAGGGCAATTAATTTCGAGACTATGCGTATGGATATTGCCTTTAACAATGGAAGCGTGGCAGCACACGACCGACTAATCAATCTTTACTCTCACATTTCTCTATCAAATATGCTATGAAGATTAACCACCTTGACTTATTTAGTGGTATAGGCGGATTTCACTTGGGATTCGAGCGAGCAGGATTCAAGATAAAATCTTACTTCTCGGAGATTGACAAACACGCTATCGCAGTTTACAAACACAAATTCAAAGACGCAACTTATGTCGGTTCAGTCACAGATGTTTACGGAGGAGACCTTCCACAAATTGACCTTATCACCTTTGGAAGTCCTTGCCAAGATTTCAGCGTTGCTGGAAAGCGTGCGGGGATGGGAGGAGACCGAAGTAGCCTTATCCTTGAGGCAATTCGACTTGTGCGGGAATGCCGACCAAGAGTTTTTATCTGGGAAAATGTTAAAGGGGCATTCAGTTCAAACTCTAGCGAAGACTTTGCGGCAATCCTCCAAGAGTTTGCCGACATTGGGGGCTATCGACTTGAATGGCAACTGCTTAATACATCGTGGTTTCTACCCCAAAATAGAGAGCGGATATACCTTGTCGGATATTCTACAACCCCAAAGCGAGGTTGGGGAGGGGTATTTCCTATCGCAGAAGGGAATAGATATGGTATTAGCAAACGGATTGAAGTAGTGGGCGATAGAGGGACTGGTGGGCAACAAGGGTTAATATATGGTGAGGATGGTATTGCGCCTTGTGTTACTGCTCATACATTTGCCGACCCTATGAAGGTAAAGGTTAAACAAATCGGAACTAAACTTGATTCAAACGGAGGAACTCAACCCTACCAGCAAGACCGAGTGTACGATGCTGATGGTATTGTTCCAGCCCTTAATCAAGGAAAGAGCGACCTAATTGTTGCTATGCGTGGAAGGTATAATGAGGACGGAAGTACAAGTCAACGACTTGAGTTAAATACTTCGGGTAAATCAAATACGCTTACCGCAGTCCAAAAAGACAATATGGTTATTCAACCAAACTACCCAAGCAAAGCACTAAACGAAACAATCGAAAATAGCAACTTTGTAGAAGGAGAACCACAAGCACTTGATTTGTACAATCGTGTAGCAAGAGACGAATCCCCAACACTAACCGAACCTCACCACAACTCGTTACGAATGTTTGACGGATATCGCATACGAAGATTAACTCCGATTGAATGCGAACGCCTACAAGGGTTCCCAGATGACCACACGGCCTTTGGTAATTACGATGGAGAAACAAAACCAATGAGCAACACCCAACGATACAAACAATGTGGCAATGCCGTTACTGTGAATGTTGTGGAAGCCGTAGCTAAAAAATGTATACCTTTATTCAAATGAAAATAATTGAACTATTAGACGGTAGCACCTGGGATAGGGCTACCATTTTAGAGAAGATGCAGGAGGATTCGTTTTACTACGGCCACCTTGCTAAACACGCCTTATCCTCGTCCGCTTGTAAGCTGTTGCTATCCTCACCTAAAACGTACCACTACGTTACGAAATACGGCCAAGACGAATCAGATGCTTTCACCGTTGGCCGATTGGTTCACTTGATGGCTCTGGAGCCGCACCGGGTAGAGGAGTACGACATTATCGACGTACAGAGCAAGAATACGAATATGTGGAAAGACGCCAAAGCAAGAGGCGGACAAATCATAACCAAGAAGGAATACAACGAAGCCCGCAGGATTGCCGATGCCCTATTGCGTAACGAACACGTCTTGGGCTACATTCAAGGTTGCGAGTTTGAGGTTCCTGCCATTGGAACTATTGAGGGGATACCCTTCCGTGCTAAGGCCGATATTTTGGGTAATAACTTTATTGCAGACCTTAAAACCACTACCGACTTGCGTGCGTTTCCTTACAGCGCAAAGAAGTACGGGTACGACCTCCAGGCGTTTATTTACACCCGTTTGTTTGGGGTTCCTATTGATAAGTTTGTTTTTATTGCCGTGGACAAAGCTTCCCTTGATGTTGGGATTTACACCGTCTCCCCAGAGTTTGTTGCGGAAGGTGAGCGCAAGGCGCAAGAGGCGATTAAACTATACAAAGAGTTTTTTATGGGAAAAGACAACCCAGAGCTTGACAACTATACCATTATCGGTCAACTTTAACCCTTACAAAATGGATAAAACAATTAGAGACGTTATTATTTTATGCGTATTATGTATTGCGCTTGGGTGCTTAGTCGGGTTTTATTTTTACGAATATATTTAAGCAATGACCGACATTACTAAATGCACGGGGGAAGGGTGCGAACTAAAAGAAACTTGCTACCGTTACACTGCCCCTATGGGAATGTATCAATCTATGTTTGTTGAAGTACCTATTAAGGATGGCAAGTGCGAATACCAGTGGAACATTAACACCAAAGAGAAATAAACAAATAGTCAGGTGGCGGAATGGTAGACGCATCAAATTAGGTTACTGCGTGAAATACTTTCTAATTTGATTATACAGTGCAGCAGTTTAAATACTGAGTATTGCTGGTTCAAATCCAGCCCTGACTACAAAACCTTTAACACCAACGAGAGATGAAAACACTAACATTCAAAATTGCAGACCGTCTGGACGAATTAGCTGGAGAATGGTCTAAACACACCCCACAATGCGAGGCATTGATGATGGCAGCAAAAGAGGTTGCGACATTTGAGCAAGAGGAAAAAGACCGAATGGTTGACTTCGCATACAAATACGGAAACTTGACCATTCGTGAGATTTCAGATGCTTTTAACAAGGAATATAAGAACGAGAAATGAAAATAGACCATATCGCACACTTCTGGGCTGGGATGGCAATCCTTGCCGTTACGGGTAGCTGGCCTATTCTTATCGCAGCAGCATTCGCCAAAGAATTAAAAGGAATCATATTTGACAAACGCACCGACTACAACGATAGCGTCTGGGACGTTGTGTACACTTTGGCGGGTGGAGTTGCTGCAATGGTAGGTAAACTATTCTTTGCTTTATGAAAGCCGTATTGGAGTTCACACTCCCCGACGAGGAGACAGAATTTATGGAGGCAGTTAACGGAGGGATGTTTAAGCACGTCCTTTGGCAGTTAGACCAAAAGCTACGAGGCAAGTTAAAGTATGAAACCTTGACAGAATGCGAGTCAAAATGCTACGATACGATACGGAAAGACTTACACTCGCTACTTAATGCCAATAATCTAACAATAGAATGAAAGACCAATTTATGCGGATAGCAATGGCTCGATTGCGAAGAGTCTATCCTTTCAAGCCACAACGCAGCGCAGTAGCGGCAAAGATGTGGGTTAGGTTTGTAGAGCGAAATAACACGGGAGAGCATTATGAAAAACCACACTAAGGTCTATCTAAAAGCAATGGGGTTATCACCCGTTGAATTTATTTGTTGCGAGGTGTGCAACAGGCGAGCCGTTGACATTCACCATATCGAACCCCGTGGTATGGGCGGCAGTAAACTTTTAGATACCCCGGAGAACTTAATGGCGTTATGCCGGGAGTGCCACCACGAAGCCGACTTCGGTGTTGAACTATCCAAGGACTTCCTTAAAGCCGTCCACCTAAAAAAGCTCAATAAATGATTCATATCATTACACCCTGTTCACGCCCTGGGAACTTAACAACAATCAAGCAAACCATTCCAGAGGATTGCAGCTGGACGGTGGTAGTTGACGAGAAAGCAACAGGCGAGTTTCCAAACGGAATCACCTACCTACGCCCAAGCGCAGGAGGCAACTGGGGAAACCCACTCCGAAATATAGGTATGGAGTTTATATTGGCTCTAAAAGCCAAAAGAGGCGATTACATATACTTTCTCGACGATGATAATATAATTCACCCGGATTGGTACGAAGCCGTTAAAAACGAGTTTTATCCAGTTATCACCTGGGGACAAGTATTTAAGAATGGCCACCCAAGATTACACCCGACCAAAGAGCCAAGGGTAGGTACAATCGATACCGCCTCGTTTATGGTTCGGTGCGATGCAATAGGAGAAGCAAGATTCGGAACCGAATACGAAGCCGACGGTCTATTTGCTCAACAGATGGCAAAGTGGAATGTAAACACGCTCGATGCCTATCTTTGTTACTACAATTATTTGCGATGAAGCAAACCAACGAGATAGATGGGTGGTTCAATCACCAAAACGC